GCTACAATTTGTATTAAGTCGCAATGTTTTAAGGTTAGGTGGTAAATTTTTTAATAGTTTCTTATAATTTTTACTATAACTGGGTTCGCCACCGTTGATATCCAAATGCACAATTCGTTCTTGCGGCAAGAGCCAGAATTGATCTGTGTTATTGATTATAGGAAACCCAGGACCCGTTAAACTTCCTATTCTAGTGCTTAAATTTTGATTACAAGTTTGGCAAGCGGCATTACATAAATTATCTAACACACCACCAACTTGCAAGTAATCTCTGTGTGCAGTTTGATCATCCAATGCCGTTGCATATACTCTTATGCTGTCGGGCTCGGTTTCTTGGCATCTGACACATTCTTTGGGCCAGTGATCAAACTTCATTAACTCTTTTGTGTTAACTAGCCAAGAACTTGCTTCCATATCCGCTAGTGAAGCAAATTGAGGAGGGTTGACCATGTGTCCGCATCGACTAACTGTGCCATTGGGATTAAAGCGAACAAAATGGTCTAGTCTAGGACAATACATAAGTTGGATTTAAAATTTGTTGTGAGTATTCAATTACATATTCATATGCTGCAGGATCGGTGGTTTTAACCTGTTGCAATAATTCTTTAAATGTTAGTGATTGTCCGATACATTTAAATATTGCTGTATCTATTCGTTGATACATTTCATTATTTTTTATTGATGAAACTTTTTCTATCAATGCCGCATTGGGCTGAGTAACTCCATCTGGTTTTATATTTTTTCCAGTAATCTCATCAACAGCCGTCATTGGTAATAAGTTTAATTTAGCCGTAGGACTTAGATACCTAGCTAAATTTAATAACCAAGCAAACTGTGAAGCGTAGTGGCGATCCAATGATAGGTAATTTAAACCAAACCATTCTACTGTATTTTTATCAAGACTCGGGTTATCTCTAAGTGTATGTTGTATAAATGTATTGATTCCAGAAAGTAATCTGTCTTCGGGATTTCGTATGATTACCTCAATACTGTTTAATTTTCGAATCTGGTCATTAATGTGAATTCGTTGAGGATCACTAAGTCTAGAAACGTTAATACTACTGTGCCCATTTTTAAAAATAACATAAACATACCGCTGTGAGGATATGATTTCTCTTACCTCACAGCGGTCTGGGAACAACATGCGATCTAAATGCGATAACATTTATTACGCTTTTTGACGGGCCCTAATCATTGCCAAGATGTCTTGTGCCTTGTCGCTAGAAGCTGGTTTAGCTTCTACCGGAGCAGTTGCCACTGGTGGCTCTTCGTCGTCAAAGTCACTGGATGCTGACGGTGCTGGAGCCGCTGTTGCTGTTGGTGCTGGAGCACTTTCGGCAGCAGGAGCACTAGAACCTGCAGGAGCATTAACACCTGCTGGGCGGAAATACTGACCCCAACGTTCTGTGTCGTAGCTCTGTCCGTCAACTGATGCTTCAAACATTTCTTTGATGACTTTGAGCTCAACTTCGCCTGGTTTCTTGGGCATAAATGTGCTCAAGTCAAACAAGCCATGTTTCTCAATTGCAGCTTGTTCAGCTTCAGTGAGTGCTGTTTCTTTACGAGCCCACTTGCTACCATTGTAGTCAGCAAAACCACCTTTGGAGCCTTTGCTAACACGGAAGTCCAGGCCACGTAGATAGTCTGTTGGCAATTCTTCCAACTCTGGATCCATCAATGCACCTTTGATAGTTGTAAAGATTTGTGGACCAATGATGAATCTACGGATTGGATTCTCTGGAGTCTTGTCATCGCCCAGTGGGTTCTCACGCACAAAGCCTTGAAAAATGTAACTGCGTTTTTTCCAATACTTGCGACCCATTTCTTCAAGGCTCTTGTCCTTGAACCAAGTGCGAACTTCTGTCAACACAGGACAAGTTTCTTGCCACATTTCCACGCATGGAACTTGGACATATACTTGTTTGGATTCCATTTCGCCTTTGACACCATTAAATGGCAAACGAATCATTGCTCGTTCTTGCCAAAAGAATGTGTTCTTGGTGTTACCGTCTGGGAGGAATCGGAGTGTTGCGGATGCGCCTTCTTCCATGTTCCAGTGTGGATAAATTGCATTATCGCCACCGGTGGAGTTGCCGCCTTGTTTGTTACCTTCTGATTGTGCGAGTCTCGCACGGATGTCTGCTAAAGATGCCATAGTTAGTTGCCTTTCAAAGTTTGTTTACTATGTTGCCTATCTAAAAATTTAGATTCGAGTTGCCTGTGATACTAAAGAAAAAAGCGTATGCACTTGTGTAGTATATACGCTTTACTTCTTAGCGTCAAGTGTATTTATGACGCGGTTGTTCTAATTGCTAAATTACTTCTTCATTCCAGAAAGTTCTTTGAGTCGGTCCAAAAAGCTGGTGTCTTTGTCAACTTCTTGCATTCTACCCGAATGTCCGTATTGACCAGCCAAAGACGAACGACTTTCTTTAGTAGCTGAATCTGGATGCGGCTTGCCATGAGCACGTTGATAAAAATCAAATTCGGCTTTGCGATCTTTTTGCTCAACGTCTTTGCGAGTTAAAGGTGCTTGGCCTTGTTTGTTACGTTGAATAGTTGGACGTTCATAATCTCTAGGATTTTTAGGATCAATTGCTTCATCGGTAGTGCTGCCGCCCATTGCATCACCAATAGAATTGCCTATTGACGCTCCACGAATTGCTCCAGCTGGGCCGCCTACCAATGCTCCGCCAATTCCACCAAGTGCGGCACCTACTAAGCCTTCGTCGGTTTGTCCTTGACTCTCACTGAAGATACTGTCAATGACTTTTTTGCCGCCGTATAATACTGCTAATAATATACCAATTGGTATTGCATATTTTACTGCGGCTGCCGCTAAATCTCCAATAGTTTTTCCGTCAACTGCGGTGCCTACGGCTTTTGTAATTGCCGCAGCCGCTCCACCTATATCACTATATACTTCGCCTACTCCGGTGCCTAGCATTTTTGTCAAATCTGTAATACTTTGATAAGCACCTATTCCGGCACCAATTGGCAATGCATTTTTTGCAACTATCTCTGCACCTTGTTTGGCAACTTGGCCTGCTGCCTGTGCTCCTTGTTTAGCCACTTGACCAACTACAGGAGCTGCAGCTGTAGCCGCTTGTCCAGCTGCTTTGCCACCTTGAGATGCCATACGTCCCAACGCTGGACCAATTTTTGATAACAAAGGCATAATAGCTCTGGCACCGGCGGCTATTGCCGGGCCAATAACTTCATTTAATTGTTCATCTTCATGAATTCCGGCGGCTTTTTTCATTTTGATTAGTTCGTCTTCTTTGTCTTCTTCGTCTGGTCCGCCTAGTTTGTCGCCAATCATTGTTCCTGCAGTTCCGCCAAGTGCTCCACCAACTGCACGACCAATTGGTCCTAACGCAGAACCTGCCATCTCGCCTCCAACTGTTCCGAGTGCTCCGCCTACTGCAGCACCTTTCCAACCTTCGTCGGTTTCTTCTTCACCAATAAGGCCGCTTAAGGCGCTGCCAATTGAACTACCAATACCATCTAGCGCACCAGACCCTGCGGCATACCCTAGTGCACCGCCAGCCAACGCCGGAACAATAGGATTAATACTATCATCATCTTCTTCATCATCTTTTTCAATCAATGGAGACCCGCCCTTGGTAAGGTGTTGACCTAATCCAGCACCAACAATGCCGCCAAGTGGTCCGCCTAACATTGTACCAATTGCGCCGCCGCCTAATGTGCCAAGAATGCCTTCATCCATGTCAGCGTGATCATATTGCGGAGCAGGGCGTGGTGTGGCTGGCACACCAGCAATCTTTAATATGCCCGATAATGAATCTTGATACTCGTCGGCATAGTCGCCTACACTTTCACGTTCCATACTGTAATCAGAATCTGGTACGCCCGGACTGTTGCTACCGTATCCATCAATACCCAAGTCTGCACCAAACCGGTCTGATATCCATTCGTACGGGTCTCCGGTACGTCCTTTTTGGGTACCATACGGCATATCATCAGAGTAATAATCATACAAGGCATGGAATAGATCATCACTCATATCTCCATATTGTTCAAAGTCTTTAACGTCACGTTTGAATGTGTTGAGAATGTGTTGTAAAGTTGATCCTGTGCTGTCAGTAAGAACACTTTCATTCATTGGTCTAAGATCAGCAGGATTGGTTGCTTCGGGTGGATTCATTTCGGCAGTGTCGTCAATTTGTAATTGATCTAATACCGTACGCACTTCAGGAAAGTCACTGAGTTCTTGTAGTCGATCCATGATCACTTGACGTGCATCTGCATTGGCATCGCGGTCGGCCAGTTCGCCCAACTGATCAAAAAGTTGATCATCGCCAACAAGGTCGTACAGTTGTTCAGTGGCATTAGTAGCATCGGCACCCACTGGCAAATCCGTACTCAATAGTTCAATCAATTGGTCTTGCTTTTCTGGCGTGTCTGGCAATGCCCAGGTGCCTTCTGCAAGTCGTTCGACCCATGCTTCAAATATGTTGGCTTCTTTCATTTCAGTTCCTTGTTGTTGTATTTTGGCCAGCAGCGGTAATGCTGACTCAATTCTTGTGTCAATGCTTTGCTTGACAAAAAGATTCTTTAAACTTTCAATCACTACATCCTGTTCTGAAATTTCAGCAGGACTCCATGATTCAAAATATGTGGTGTATCCAGTTCGGGTACCAAGACCTTTAAGACCGCGTTGCAAGTTTGATTGATATTCTTGAACTTGTTCTAACAATTGTTGGGTATCGCCTTCAAAAATTTGTCCTTGATTGGCTCTACGGAAACGACTTAACACTGCCAGTTCTGTAACCATTTCACTAATATGATTGCCTCTGGCATCGTAAGGACGTCCGCCTTGGCGCACATGTTCCAACATGGCACGGCCACCAGTTAAGCTCTTAAACGGTAACTTGTAACGTTCGCTGTCGGCAGTTTCGATAAACAAACTTTCAATGTAACGGAAACGAGCATCGCCTTCACTAATATTCTTTTTATGACGAATCATTAAACGTGCTTCAGTTGCGGCACCGTTCCAACTGGTGGTGCGATTGCCACTCCAACTTTCAAACAAGCCTTCTTTGATGGCTGCTTGCCCTTGCATACTGTAACGCAGGCGATTTAAATTTTTAATGCCAAACGTCATGAAGTTTCTAACGGCAAAATTTTTCAACTGTTCCAAGAAAGCGAACCAGTCGTTTTTATCGTCACCTTCCATGCTGCGGCCCACGTTGTCTGAGCAATAAACTTCAAGATCATTGTCGTCGCCCAGCATGATTACCACTGTGCCGTAATCTTTACCACTTTGAGCAACAAAGTCAAAACTGTATATTTCAGTTTCTGCAGGATCGGATGCAGGTTTACCAGAACTGTCCAGCATTTCTGGGTCAAAGTCTCTACTGACCAGTAGATCAAATAATTTTCGAGCGGGTGTAATATCTGCCAT